GGGAGTTTATTTGGGACCCGCCATCGTCCATCTCCCAGGAATGGCAGGCGATACGGTCAAACGATGCACCCGGCATGGATTGACTGAGGTACGCCTCCAGATCCGCAAGAGTCGACACGGCGGGAATATCCGCTCCGAGGAGGGCGAGACCGGCGAAGACCTTGTCGAACACCTTCCCGCCCTGCTTGTAGTTCCAATAGATCTCGCTCGACACCCTCTTGTACCGGCCTGCCTTGATCGCCTTGTAGACGATGTCCGGCACCTGGGTGAGGGTGGCGATGAGTTTGTCCTTCTTGCACTTCAGGGCCTTGACCCACCCGAGGGCAGGCTGACCGTCCTGCATGATCTCCTTGAGCTGCTTCTCGTTGTGGCCGAGTTTCACCGGGGGTTTGACGGTTTCCCCCAGGGCCTGGAAGTTGGCGACCATGGCCTGGAGATCTTCCACGGTGTACTTGTCGCCGTTCCATGTCCCGGCGGCGAATGCCTCAACATCGAATTCATGGAGCTTCGGTTCGTCTGCCATTCTCTGATGCCTCCATGTGGAAAGAAAAAGGCCGTGCAGTGTGCGGCCCGCACGGCCTTGTCTTTCCTTTTACCTGTCCGGGTTGATCAGACCCGGTGACAGCTTCTTATGTTATAAACGTATCAGGTCATGATTTCCTTACATGGCCACCTGGTGATGGCATCCCTCGCACAAGGCGAAGGGTGATGCCTCGATGGTGTCGAGCTGGTCATGGACGGTTCCCAGGATGCCGGTACCGAAGGCATCAATACAGCACCGGGTGACATTTCCGTCACTCATGACCATGACCTGGCCCCTGCCTAGCCACGGGCATGGCCCGGCGTTGTAGACCGGCTTGAACCAATCCACCTGCCCCGCCCAATTATTCGGCTGCGTGATGTAGTCGAAGCTGAGATTCCCGCAGATCCCCACGGCCTGGAAGATCCTGATGGCCTTGGCCGTCCTGAAAGCGTCATGCCCGGTAATGTCGATGTGATCGATCCCCGCCGTCTTCAGTCTCCTGGCATAGTCCAGCTCGCCCTCGGTGAGCAGGGTCGTGGTGATGTCTATCCAGTGGCCGTTCGTGTTGATGTGGACCGGCAGGCGCAGGGGCATGACCGCCCTGGCCTTGGAGATCATCTCCGGAAGAAGGGGGTTGAGCGTAGGCTCGCCCACGCCGAACAGGTTGAGCTCCCTCTGGGTTCCCTTCACCGAGAAGTGGCGGACCCACAGGAGGGCAGCATCGAAGGTCTCCATATCCATGAGGCCGGTCGTGCGGTGCTTGCCCTGATCCTTGGCCGGGCAGTACGGGCATCTCCGGTCACACAGGGAAGAGGTCTCGATGGAGTTGATGGTGGAGATCTTCATGCCTCCACCTCCTCCCGGATCTCTTCCGGTATTATCTGGTGACAGGTCTTGCAGAGGGAATAAGCCTTGATCGGCCGCTCCAGTAGATCATCATCGAACACGGTCCCGTACTGCCCGAGGCCCCGGTAGTCATAGCAGCAGGGACTTACCCCGCCCTCTCTCTGGATGTACCCCCGGCCCTCGATGAGAGGGTCGCACCTGGTGGTGAAGACCATGTCGATGCTGTTGTGCTCCTCGAGCTGCCCGGCCCAATTATGGGACATGACGATGGACCCCATATTGATGATCCCCGTGAGCTGCGCCTTCATCATGGCGATGGCCGCTTTCCGTGCATGGAAGGGCGAGTGGGGCGAGAGTTCGCACTGGTCGATCCCGGCATCCCGGATCTTGCAAGCCATCTCATAGGTCATGTGGGTGCCGTTCGTGCACATGCAGACCCGGCGCTCCCCCATGATGTCCTTGACCCTTCGGATCCTGGCCGGAAGGTCCGGGTCCAGGAGGCTCTCGCCGTTGCCGTTGAGGTTCACTTCGGCCTGGGTGCCGAGGTCGCACAGCATCTGGAGCCAGTAGAGGGACCGATCGAAGGTGGCCTCATCCATGATGCCATATTCCCGGCCGTGCTTGTGCATGAGGCGGTTGACGCAGTACGGACAGGCCAGGGAACAGGCGTTCGACAGCTCGATGGTGGTGATGGTGCGCAGGGTGATCATAGGGCCTCCTCCTGGGTTACATGAACCCCTTCTGTGGTTTGACATCCGCTGGTATGGTGTCCTCCTTGCCGTTCCACTCGTCCACCGTGGTGACCGGGATCAGGAGGGATCGACACATAAAATGATTTGGGGGTTGTAAACTCCCGAAATCACGTTGTATTTTTCCATCTAAGGCCTCGCAGACCTCGGATGTCCGGTCATCGAGGATGGCGCTGTATTCGAACGCCTCCACAAACCCCCGCATGTCGGGATCGGTGAACAGTGCCTGCCGTGCCTCGTTCCAGGCATAGGCCGTGTTCGTGCGCACGATGTTCTCCAACCGGGCCGGTACGTTCACCGGTCGGCCGGCAGCGTCCACGTCCGGCAGGTATCCGACCAGCTCGGTGTCTTCCCTGAGTTCCTTCATGGTCGTACCCAGGGCCTTGTCGTACCGGATGCCGTTCTCCAGGACGGTCTGGGTGGCGTTCAGGACCCTCTGCTCGATCACCCCGGTGATCTTCATGGCCCTGGAGGAGAGGAACTTCTCCGCCTTCGTCTTGTCCATGCCGGGGCGGTACTTCGGGGCGGCCTTCATCTTCTTCTTCGGCAGCTCCTTCTTGGCCTGCTCGTAGGATGTGTCCAGGGTTTCCTGCAGGTTCTTCCGCAGGGTCTTCCTGATGGCCGAGAGGATGCCCGATGGAATCTTGACCCCCTCGATCTCCTTCGGGTCCACGTTGCCCATGGACCTGTCCCCCACGATCTTGGCGATCTGTTTCTCGATGGAGATCCTGGCCTGTGCCAGGAGGTCGTTCAGGTCATCGGTCAGGGCCTGGTCGCCCCGGTCCATCTCCTTCTTGATGGCCGTGAAGTTCACCCGGCGCATCCAGGGGCGGGCCGCGAACATCTTCCGGACGTGCGCCTTCTTCTCCTCGTCCGGGATCTCCTCTATGATGTCCTCGTTGTCGGGTTCCTCTTCTTCTGAGCCCTGCCCGTTGATGGGGAAGATCTCACCCTCGCCGGGTATGGGGTCCTCCGGTTCCTCCTCTTCGGCCTTCTCGGGGAATCCCACGAGCCGCCTGATGTACGCCTCGTCCGTGTCGGACTTGGTGACCGCGCCCTTGCTCACGAGGTCGGACCACATTGCCGCGATCTTGCCTTTCCGGTCCTCGCTCATCTCCTCCCACCTGAAGGCCGGGAAGTCCTCGGTGCCGAAGTTCCACAGGGCCAGGTCGCGGAACAGCTGCTCATTCAGCGCCTCGGCCAGGCAGTTGCCGATATGCTCCAGCACGAACATGAACGCATCGAACTGCGTCTGACTCTGGGAGTATGATCCCACGCTATCCTGTTCGGAGATCCCCAGGAGGTTGGGCACCAGGAGGGACTTGCTGATCGCCTTGTCATGGCTGGCGATGGCGTCCCGGTAGGCCGTGGTGGTGTGGGGCTGCATCTGGGTGATGTCCACGGTGTCCGGGGTGATGATGCCGGTCGATGCCGTGATATTGGCGATGGTCTTCTGGAGGTCCGCCTTCTGTGCATCGGAGAGATTCCCGGTCACCTTGGCGTGGTTGAACCCACCGGCCATGCGCTCAAGGAAGATGTTCCAGAATTTGATGGTGATGTCTTTCGACCACCAGGCCCGGTAGCAAGCCCTCAGGTCGGACTCGCCGAAGACCCGGTCACGGTCAGGCTGGTAGACGAAGTGGATCACCTTGTCCAGGGGCAGCTCCACCTTCATGGCCCCGGATACCTGCTCGATCTTCTCGATGTTCCCGTGCGCATCCGTGGTGATGCCGGTATTGAACGACTCGAAGGGCCTGGTCTTGAGGTCCCTGATGCCCCACATGGCCCTGCCATCCCAGGTGAACGGCTCGAAGACCTTCTCCGTGATGCTGTATCCGTTCTCCATGGCGGAGAGGATCTCGATGAGCTTATCGGTCCAGGACCCCCTCAGGTGGGAGATCACGGCCTCGAAGAAGTCGGCCATCTCCTCGTGCTGCGGATCCGGGTTGCCCTCCTCGTTCTCCTTCACATCGAAGTAGTAGCTCCGGCTGATGACGCTGTACTGCTTGAACCGCAGGCATGCCTTGACCTGATCGTCCATCATCATGCGGCGATAGACCTTGTATCCCTTGTTCTGCATGAGCTCGTCCGGGTTGTACCGGGACCATGAACCCGTGCCGTACAGGTTCGATATGGCGAAGCCGATCTCGCCCGGCTTCAGTGCCTTGGGTTTCTCTTCGGAGGCTGGCGCAGGAGCCGCATTGTCTTTCCGTCTGAAGATGTCCAGGATGTTCTTCATTCTACCAGTCCCCTTTGCTCGCTATGGATTCGCCCACGATCATGGAGCCGGTCCAGGAGGCTCCGCCCTTGTTCCTGAGATAGTCCAGCGCCTGGGTCATGGCATCGATCTGGTCATCGTGCTCGCCAGCCGGAAACTGCATGCACTCGTCAAGGAACGGTTGCAGCCATTCAGATCCTTCCAGGAGGTAGACCTTCCCCGCCTCGATGGTCGGGGATACGGCGGATGCCCGTGCGATCTTGTCCCGGTCAGGCTTCACCGGGATGATCGGGATGGTGGTCTTCCGCAGCTCCTGGATCAGACTCTGGCCGCTGGCCGCATCCTCCACCAGGACCGCCGAGGGTTTCTCTCTCTCGTAGAGGCTCACGGCGATGCGCTTGAGGTCCGGGAAGGCCACTTTACCCCGCCACACATGGGAGAGCATGTATCCGGCCTCTGTCTGGAGCCATGTCTCACAGACGGAGTAGTCGTTCTCCTTGCCCTCCTTGAAAGCCGTGTCCCAGGATTGGATCTTCGCCAGGGTGAACGGCTCGGCCGGAAGGTAGTTGAACCAATCGATCTTGATGATGCCCCCGCCCTTCGGTGAGGGCCTCTGCTGCAACTGAGCCGCCGCCCGGTACGTCCCGAGCTTCTCCTTGAGGATGTCGATGTCCTCGCCCCTGAACTTGTCCGGCCAGAGCAGCTCGCCCTCTTCCTTCCTGGGGTCTTCCCACCCGATGGAGGTCACGCACCTGTTGCCGGGCTCGAACTCGGCGGGAAGGTTCAGGTGGACCCAATCCTCCTGGTTCAGCACATGGCCGATCAGGTCCCGGTAGTGGGTCCGCTGGCACACGATCACATAGGCTCCGGTCCTCGCATCGTTGAGCCTGGTGGACATGGCGCCGTCCCACCAGTCGATACATGCCTGGCGCTGTATATCGCTCTCGACCTCGATGGCGTTGTGCGGGTCATCGATCACGATGATGTCGCCGCCCTCGCCCGTGTTCGCCCCGCCCACCGAGGTGCTGATCCTGTACCCCTGGTGGTCGTTCTCGAAGCGTATCTTGGTGTTCTGGTCCGAGGTCAGGGCGAACCTGTCAGCCCACCATGCCTGGTACTGAGGGCATTCAATGAGCCGCCTGCACTTCACCGAGTCACGTATGGCGAGGTTAGCCGCATACGAGCTGAAGAGGAACCTGGCATCCGGCCTGGAGATCCACGACCAGGCGGGCCAGGCAACCGACACGCCGATGGACTTCATGTGCCTGGGCGGCATGGTGATGAGGAGCCGCCTGATCTCGCCTCTGGTTACCGCCTCCAGGTGCTCACAGATAGCGGCGATGTGCCACCCGCCCACATACGGGGAGGGGTCGATATACCGCCACAAGGCCCTGATGAAGAACGCGAGATCCTTCTCGGCCAGGGCCTTGTCTATGTCGCTCTTGTCGCCCGGCCTAATCCTTGGCGTAGAGCTTCTCGTAGAGTTCATGGAGCTGTTTAAGTTCATCCTTGCTCAGTTTGGAATAATCCGGCTTCTTGTCCTCGGTCTGTATGGGTCCGCCGTCCGGGCCTGAGTGCTCGTTGCGGACGGTCTCAATCCACCCCCGGTGCTTGCCCTGGCACTTCAGGTAGAAGCAGATGGCGTAGTGCTCGCCCTTCTTCACGTCCGCCCATAGCTTATCCTCCACCATGTCGAGGCTGAGTTCTCGGATGCTCTGGAGGGCCTCCCTCAGTTTCTCGTGCCTGTTGATCCTCTGGTACAGGCCCTGGTAAGACATGCCGAGCTTCTGTGCGGAGATGGCCACCCTCGCCCCTGTTTTCTTCAGGGACGCGATGATCTCCCGCTCGGTGACCTCTCTG